CGGAAGAAATCAAAACCTTGTGCGCCAATTCGTTCCGCGCTTCGTTTTTGAGCGAGGCGGAAAAGGAAGAATGGATACGGAAGATTGAAAGTTTCGATGTTGAATAACGATAAAAGGCCGTCTGAAAGTTTCATGTAAGGCGGCAGCAGCTTTTGCACGAATTAGCAGTAGCTTTTGCACCGCCGCAGTGTAGGAAATTGTATCAGCTTTTGCATAAATTTATCCCCGTTTAATGGCCTGTTAAACGGGGATTATCTTATATCTTTAAGAGTCGCCTGCCGCTTGCCGTCAGAACTTATGAATCAGGTGGTCGTCGTAGCTCGAATTGCGGTTGATGGTGCTGCTCACAGTCAAGGTTTGGCTGCCTGCAAAACGCTCCCATCCAGGCAGGCGCAGTTCTGCCACGAGGTCAAGATAGGCGGGCAGTTCGCTGCGCGGCACGGGCTCCAAGATACCGGCAAGCAGGCGGCGCAGGCGGTTGATGTCGGGAATGTGCTGCAGCTTTTGCATCGGTATTGCATTATTTTTCCTACATTGCGTGATACAATCCGCGCGCCCTCGAGGGTGGCGGCCTTGGGTCAATGCAGGCTGGTTCTGCTTGGCTGTCGCGGCGGGTGTTCCCCCACCTGCCGCGTCGCCGTCTCATCTTTCGTGTTCCCCGCCTATGTGGCGGGTTTTTTCATGCCTCTCTTTTTAGGACGGACACGATGGCGGCGAGGTCGTTGGGAGACCAACGCCAGCCTGCGGGTAGCCCTAGGGCTGTCGCACACCATTCGCTGCAGAACCAGCGGCGGCGGTTTTGCGGCAGCCCGAAGGCGATACCCAATGCGCCCATCAGGTCGTAGCATTGGCCTCGGGTTTCCGTCCATACCCGTTGCAGGCGTTCGTGCGCTTCGGAGGTTGACTCCATTTGGATTAAGTCCCATTTGGACTCAGGCAGCGGCATTACTTTACAGCGTACGCCGCCGTCCCGGATGGAAGCGGAGTAGCAGGTATAAACCGATGCCTGAGTATGTTCGAGCACCGCAATCTCGCAGTGGCTGTACCGTCCACGTGTCAAAACACGGGTCAGCCCATCGGTAAACCGTGCCGCCCACACGCGCCAGCCTGTACCGTCGCGACGGCCTTTGTACAAGGCGAGGTAGATTTGACGATTACTCATTTGCCCACCTCGCCCAGCTTGTCGGCAATCGGCCTAATCTCCGCCAAGATTTCCGCCGTGCGTTTCTCTACTTCGGCGGCAGTCTTTAGCCCTTTCAGTTCAAACTTGCGCATCCGCAATGCGCCCAGTTTGCCCATGACCATGCGCAGGTTATCGGCTTGGGCAATGATGATGTCGGTCGCTTCGCAGGCGGTTTTCCCGGCAGGCTTGGCAAATGCCGCCACTTGCAGCGGTGCTTCGCCTTTACAGCCGCCTTCCTTGTAGTCGCGCGCCTGTTGTTCGCGCACTTCATATTCAGGCTGGAAACGGGTTACATGGCGATAGGCTTTATCCACCAAATCGTTAATTTCCTTAGTGCCATTGTCGATGGCTTCGGCCAGCAACTGGGAAGCGGCGGCCTTATCTAACGTCCATTCTTTGCCGTTCCATTGGTGCAAATGACTGGGCGCAGGGTCGGCCAGCACCGGCCTGCCGTTTTTGTCCGGCATGATGACTTGGCCTTGTGATTGTCCGGCCAGAAAAGCGGCGTGTTGTTCAGGACTAATCTCCAGTGCATCTTCAGGTAGCCTGTTGTGGATTTGATTGTCATAAAAACCGCTGGTGGATTTTGAATAAAAAATAGTCATACCTTAATCTCCCATTTAAAACCCGATGGCAACCCAATATACGGGGTTTTTGAGGCTTATCCCGTTTTCGGAAAGCCCGATATGGCAGCCTGTGTTATTGATGTTGCCGACATGGGCGGACAGCACGGATGCCCCGCCCACCGCGCCGTTGTAAACCACAGATACCTGCACATTTAAATAAGTGTTTGGGAAAGCGATGGGGAAGACCACCGGCACATAGCCGTCGCCCCTCACATTCACGCTACCCCACTGGATAATCAGCCCGCCTGGAATTTTCAGGTAGCCTAAAGCAGATTGTTCAGAGGCAAACAGCCTGCCCACTACCGCTTCGATGGTGTCACTTAAATCGGTAATCTCGGCGGCGCGGTGGGTATGCCCCTTGTCGGACTTGTTTTGCAACTGTGCGGCCAATGTAAAGGCATCCAGCACTCCGGCGTTAGTAACCTTACCGTAAGCCTTAATCCACATCACCATATCGTCCAGGCTGTTTTGCGCCTTGATGCACAACACCATCGCAATTGATTCGGCCTTGGGCACGGCATCGATTGAGCCGTACTGCGCCACCAGCTTGCGGTAGAGATCGGGATAGGCTGCCTGCGTTACCCTAGTGGCAATCTCGTCGTACTTAATCCAGCCGTCCGGGATGTCGCCAAACGGAAAGTAGGCAGTCATGCCTACGTCGGAGCGTGTAAGGTTGGGCAGTTTGTTGCCGCCCAATACGCGATACAGGTCGGGATAGGTGGCCTGGGCAAAGGTACTGCCGTCGGCCTTTAAAAAGCCTTCTTGGCTGGTAATCGCGCGTGGGAAGCCGATTACTGCGCCAACTGGCAGGCCTTTGCCGCCGGCCTGCTCGTCGATGATTTTGCGCAAAGCCTCGACCACTTGGTTTGGCTTGGCTTTATCCGGCCGGATACCGGCCGCAGTCAGCACGGCCAGCAGCTCGGATTGCACTTGGTTGAGCCACCACGCGGGCAGGATGGTGCCCAATTCGGACACGCCGTCGCCGTCGTGGAAGGTCTTATCGGGGGTTTCGATGGGGTGCATAAATCGTCCTTTAGCGGTAGGTGAATCGGATGGCGGTGTGGGCGGGCTTGAGGCGGCTGAACAGGCTCTCGATCACGGCGTCGCTGTATTGGCTCAAGCGGCTGCCGGCAGTACCGGAGCCGGCGCGGAAGCGCCACACGGTTTGCGATTGGGCGGCCACGTCCACCCACCACACCCACATGATGTCTTCGCGGGCGAGACGGTCGCCGGCGCGGTTTACCCCGGCACGGAAAGGCTGCGGCTCGCTGATGGTGATGGTGTAACCTGCGGCGGCGGCCAGCCGGATGAAATACGGGATGCTCAGGCCACCGGTCTCGTTGAGTTTGGCCAGCACATCGGCTACGCGGCGGGCGTAGTTGTCGGGCTGCGGCGGATTGATGCCGAGCAGGCGCTCCCAGCGTGCGATGTCGCCGCCGGCAGTGGGGGCATAGGCGGCAGCCAGCACCTGTGCCGACTGCGTTTGCACACCGTCGAATATGGCGGCTTCCGCCTGCCGTTCGGCGGCCTGCTGCGTGGCGCGCACGTCGTAGCTGACGGGCGGGTAGTAGAGGGGGAGCAGGTCGGCGTAGGTCATAACAGGGTCATCTCAAACGTGCCCAAGGCGAGCCATTGGATCTGCGGCGTGATGGCGGCGTTTTGGTTGGCGGCCGGGCTGTCCAGCACTCGGTCGCGCACGCCCGGGGTATCGCTAATCAGCGCCTCGATATGGCTTTTATAGACGGTGTCGCCCGGCTTGATGGTTGCAAAATAAGCCGACAAAGCGCGGGCGGCGGCATCCTTAACCGCAGGCAGGGTGTAGCCGTCGGCCAGCGATACGCGCACCGATACATTGAGCGGCACGCGTTGCGGCGCCATCACCTGCACGTTTTTGGCGGTGACCGGGCGGCGTTCGTCGATATACTGCTGTACGGCACGCACCACATCGGGCGATGGCAGGCCGGAAGCAGTGAGGATGGCCACGTCCACCGTGCCCAAGCCGCGCCGCAGCGGGTACACAAAGGCCGCCTCCACGCCCGGCACATCCATCGCCCAGCGGTAGTAGTCGTAAGCGTTGCCGCCGGCAGGAGGTTGGCGCAGGCGCGACAACAGCCTGCCCAACAGCGCGGCATCGCTCTCGATATCGGTGCCGCCCACCATGCTGGTGAGCACAGCATCGGCATCAATGCCGGCAGGCGGGCTTTGCAGTTTTGCCGGAGTGTTGTCCAGCTGGTTTCCGGCAGAACCGGTGCTCAGGCAATGGCAGGCCAACACAGCCTGCCCGCTGCCGTCGGTTTGGCCGGCGGCAGAAGTCTGGTAGGCGGTATCGCCCACTTGGGCTACCAGCCCGGCAGGCAGAACGGTATTGGGCGCGCCACTGATGCGGATGCTGCCCGCCGCTGCGGCGGCACTCTTGCGCCAAATGCGATACATGGCGCAATGGCGCTCCAAATAGGCGGTGTCTGCCGTATCGGCAAACACCTGCCGCAAAATCCACTCTTGATGCTGGTATTGCCCCTCGGCCAGTGCGGCCAAAGCGGTGGCGCGGGCGTAATTGTCGCTGCCGGGATGGGTGTGGGCAGCAGGCTGTTGGTTGCTCAAATCACGCAGGTAGTCGCTGCGCAATTGCTCAAAGTTTTTGGTTTTCATGCCAGCCGCACCTCATGGATTAAAGATAGATTCCGGCCACTCATGTCTTCCCCGTCAATATCCAGCCGCAGCCAGCCGCGCCGTGCCAAAGAGGCGGCCACATTGATGCGGCGGGCGCGGCGGGCATCTAAAATCGGCTGCAAAGCCTGCTCGGCATACTGCTTGGCCAGCACCGCCATGCGCGGCAGGTCTTTCATCCGGCGCAATTCGTGTAAGCGGCTGCCTAATGCAGGTTCGGCCCAGTAGCTGCCCAGCGGGGTAACCAGCCGCACATAGACTTCGTTTTCGATGCCTTGCGCGGATTGGTTTAACTGGTAGTCGCCGGTGGCGGGGTTGAGTAAAGCGTCCATACCGGAATTTTCGGATATGGACGCCCTTTCTTTGAGCGAATGGATGTCAGACAACTATAGAAAGCCGCCTAAAGACCCGATAAGGATTTTCAGACGGCCTTTAAAGGCGGTTTAAATGACTTCACCGGTTTCCGAACCGTTGGTCTCGGTATGTTTGTGATTGCTGCCGACATCTTTACCGTTGTTGGTTAATTCGCCGGTAGTATTCAAATTGCCGACCATATCCACGTTACCGGTAAATGTCGTACCGCTGCCGCCTTGCACCGCCATACCGCCGTTGCCGTTGATTTGCCCTTGCGCGGTTAATACCGCAGAACATTCAACTTTTTCCGAAGTAATATTTACGCCGCCAGGTGCTTTGATATTCAGCGTTTCGCAGTCGATCTCAATGACACACCCCTTTTTTAACACCATCTTGGCACCGTCGGCGTTGTAAACCGCCGTCTCCCCATCCGACAAACCGGTAATTCGGTACGCGCCGTTTGTAGTTGTAACGATAATACCGTGGCTGGTTTTACCGCCCAAGGGCACAACAACGCAATCACTGCCGGCAGGCGGATTGCTGGT